GCGCAGGCAGCTTTGAGCGTGCCGGGGCCGAAAGCCCCGTCAGCCGTGACCCCGATCTTCTTCTGGAGTTCGATCAGGCTCATTTGTCCTTTTCCTTATTCCATAGCTCGAAGAGCGTCTTGATCTTCTCCTCCGCCACGCCGAGGCGCACGTCCATCTTGGCGAGGATAATCGTCAGCGTGATGAACGCCAGAACGACCGGCCACAGTTGGCCGATCAGTTCGACGGTGGAGAGGTCGCCAGCCATTTACCGACCTGCGTTTCGCCAGTCGGGGAAGTCGTTTTCATCGACCACGCCGTCGCCGTTCACGTCGTACCGCAGGTCGTTGCGATACTTCTCCCAAGGCTCCATCTCGTCGTCCTCTTCGGGGGTGTCGATGAAGACAGTTCCGTTCGGGTCGTCATAGGTCTTGGGCGCTTCCGGCTCCGGCGTGGGTTCAGGCTCTACCGGCGCAGGTTCTTCCGGCGTAGTTTTGCCGTTGACGTTATTCAGGCTTAGACCGCCTAGCAGGCCGACGAACGCACCAACGATGGTGTTGAACGCAGGACCGATGATTGAGAAGATTTCGGCGTTGTCCACGTCATGCGCAAACAGGCCAAACATCAACGTGGCGATCACGGCCACCATAATCATCGCAAGGGTCACAACGGTGACGCGCAGAATCCACTCGACGGTATCGAGCGCACCGGGTTCCTTGCTGCTAAAGACGTCCAAGATTTTCATTACGTAGGTGCTCCACCAATCTGCTTCTGAGCCTGCTCGAAGACCTTAGCGATGACCGGGTGCGCCACGCGGTGGGGCAACTCGGCAAGCGCCGCAAGGATAGTATTAACCTCTTGGACATTAAGCGTGAGCTTAACTTCCGGCGGGGTCTGGTTGTCTACGTCAAGCTTATCAAGTTCAGGATTACTCATTACATTTTTCCTTAGTTGCTGCGGAAACAGGGATTATTCGGCAGGGGTGGGCGTCGGGGTCGGGGTCGGGGTATCCCACGGGAAGTCGCCGTTCGGAACTTCCACGACCGGGTCCTTAATCAGGGCGATCTGCTTCATGATCTGCTCGTCAACGTGCTCCTTGTAGGAGCCGACAACCACCGCCTGAATCCAGCCGAGTACATCAGCTTCGGTCAGGTCTTCGTAGGGGATGAAGGTAGCCGGATCAACGGTCGAAAGCGGGAAGGGTGTAGCGCCGTTGAACGTGCCGCTGTCGCCATCTTCGTCCGTGCCCGTGCAGGTCCACGTGGACTGAACAACGACGTTGTCGATGCCGAGAGCGACATCAGTGGTCTTCTTCAAGGACGTGACCGCCCAAGTGTAGGTGAGTGCCATGTTACTTTCCTTTCAGTTCCGCGACCTCGGCACGAAGTTCCTTGATCGCTTCAATTAATACACCGACAAGGTTACCATAGGCAACCGAGAGTGTGTCGTCGTCTCCGACGCCCTGCTGGACCACTTCCGGCAGCACTTCGAGCATCTCCTGCGCGACCACGCCGACGTTGCGCTCGTCGTTTTCAATGCGGGTGAAGCGGACGCCGCGCATCCTTGAGACGAGGTCAAGCGCGCCGTCGATGGTCTCGATGTCCTTCTTGAGGCGGACGTCCGAGAAGGCCGTGACGTTACCCGCCATCGTCAGGTTGCCGCTCATGTCCATCTGCAAGCGGTTAGCGCCAGCCGACCAGCCACCGATGCGGATCACGTTATCGCTGTCGAGGCCCATGTTGACGGCGAAGAGGCCCGAACGGTGAAACGCCATAATCGCGCCATTACCGCTAACGGACATGATGTTCAGCCCGACGCCAGAAGACCCGTTGACGCTGCCGTTACCGTTGACCTGCGAATAACCATCTAGGTTTAGGTAGTAGAACGTGTTGTTGCTGTCGTAGTAGATCGGCGCACGGTAGTCACCGCGCGCTGTGCACTCGCCCGATTGGTTTACGAAGAAGGCATTTGCGGTATCCGACCGCCGGAACTCCCAGCTACTAGCAGCTTGGAAGTACCAGTTGTTGGCGTGGTACTGGATTTTGCCGTTGAACTCGCCGGTCCACCCGGCGCTATCGGAACGCCAGTCGCCCACTGTGCGGAGCGATGTTCCGCCAGTCGGATCGACGTAGTAGCCGGTGTTGTTGCTATCGTAGAAGATGGGACCGCGCACATCCGAAAGCGACTCGATGGTACCGTCAACAAGCAGCCGAACAGCGAAGTCGCCACCGCTGGAACCGCCAATCCCGTGAATACGGAAGTCGCCCTGCGGCCCCTGATCGGTCGTGTTGTAGACCGTGATCGACGGGAAGTTGTCCCAAGCGCGGTCATAGGCCACGCGCTGGTTGATGTTCTGAAACTTGAAGAGGATCGAGTCGCTGTTGGGGTCGCAGTAGTAAGCAGTGTTCTGGCTGTCGAAGAAGATCGGGGCGCGCAGGCTGCTACCCGCCTGAAGGCTGTTGTTGACGAATACGTTACTGCCACCCAGCGGGTCGTTGGCGTTGTTGACCGACATGACCTGTGTGCTCATGTCGAAGTCAGTGTAGAACCGGATACCCTGATAGCTAGCGTTTGCGCCGAGCTTGATGCCTGTGTGGAAGGCAATCCGGAGATCGGGGAACGGGAAGTCCCACGCACCGGCCTCGCGGTAGATGGCGTAGGCGGTTGACTCAGTGTTGGCAAAAAACAGACCGAAGGCGCTGTCGGTAGAAACATCCTGCCGGTTGACAAACCTATTTGCCCGAGAGTTATTCAGGATGGATGTGCCGTTCGGATCAACGTAATAACTGCTGTCCTGACTATCGTAATAGATGGGCGCGAATACACCAGAGCCGTTGATCTGCGCCAAGGTAGCCGTGGCGCGGTTGCGGAAAATGTGCCCGTTGTTGTCGTAGTAGTTGTTCGGATCGCCGTTGCCGAGATACATCGCAATCCGCGCGCTGGGGTCGCACAGGATGTTGTACGTCGCATTAGCCAGATCATTCGCTACGTTGCCGTTAGAGAACTGGATCGTGTTCGCGCGGACAATATTAGTGATCGAGGTGCTGGCGGGGTCGAGGTAGAACCCGGTATTATTGCTGTCGTAGAAGATCGGGGCGCGCATGTCCCCGTTAGACTGCCAAATGCCGTTGTTCAGAATCCAACCGGATGTAAACGCAGACGTAAAGTCGCTACCGCCAGTTCCGCGTCGAAACACCCAACCACGGCCAACGGTGTCCATAGTTAGGTAGGTGTTGAAGCCGTCGCCATTACCAGTTGGGTTAGCGAACTGCCCACCATTAGCCTTAAACCCAATGGCAGATGTCGTTGAGCCACCAGAGTCCCACAAGAACAACTGGTTTGTGGTGCCGGTGGAAGCCGCATCACCGCGAATAGCTAGGCCAAACACGCTGCTTACCCCAGCGCCATTAAAGAAGTAGGCAGTGTTGTCGCTGTCGTAGAAGATCGGGGCACGGAAGGAGCCGTTGATCTGGGCGTAGTCGCCCTCCACGTTCATGATGGCACCGGATGTGCGCAGCAGGATGCCGTAGAAACCCGCAAGCTGCACTTGGCCCGAGCCGATGTTATTCCTGCCGACCCCGTACCAAGTCGAGCCGTTAATGGTATCAGCCGCGTTGGTCGTACCGACCATCCACATACCGTTGGCGGCGTTGGTGTTCGACGTACCAGCGGGGTCGAGGTAGAAAGCGGTATTGTTGCTGTCGTAGAAGATCGGGGCGCGGACCGAGCCGCTTGCGAAGATATTCCCAGCAGTGTCGATACCGGCAACCGTTGCACCGGGATTTTCGGCAAAGAAGTGGAAATCTGCGGTGCCTACGAGTTGGGCTGACGTCCGCTTACCAACGTACCAAGAACTGCCAGTAGCGCCGATATAGCGCACCATAGCCTCGTTACCGCTGGTCGAGTTGATTTGGAGGTACTTGTTGCCACTACCGCTGATGTTAAGGTCGAAAAGAACACTGCCGCTGGCCGGGTCGAGGTAGTAGCTGGTGTTGTTGCTGTCGTAGAAGATGGGGGCGCGGAAGCTGCTGTTGGCATACCCGTCACGGCCCGTTGTGGTGTCACCAGTGTTCTGCTCAACACGAAACTTTTCGAACGCAGTGCGTAGGCCGCTAGAGCGGGAGGGGACACTGAACGACCGGATACCACCAGTAGAGGTTTCGCCAGTAAACGAAATGATGTCGCTATTGTTGTCAGCCCAGATGCCATAACCGGTGAACGGTTCGTAGTCGCAGAAGATGCCGGTCCAGCCTTCTACGGTGGCCTGCTGGATGGCAATAGCCCCGCCAGAAGACGCGGTGCTGCTGGCGTTAACCCTCAGACCCGCGAGATTGTTTGTAGTCGCGTTTACAGAACCGGCAAAATTGGCTGAAATCCCTGCGGCAGCAGGATCGACGTAGAACCCGGTGTTGTTGAAATCATAGAAGATGGGGGCGCGCATATCCGTTTCGCTTTGGATGCGCGCATTTGCGTACCAACCGCCGTTGGTCGAGTTCAGGTAGTAGGCAAACCCGTTCACGTAGAACGCGTTGGATGCCGTGAAGTTTGTGGCGGATACGGTTCCAGCGCCGATACCGTTGAGGACCGACGTACCAGCGGGGTCGAGGTAGAACGCGGTGTTGTTGCTGTCGTAGTAGATCGGTGCGCGGATATCGACGTTGGCGGTGACGTTGCCGCTGCTGTTGATGCGCATGCGTTCGGTGTTGCTGGTGGCAAACACCATCGCGGCGGCTTCTTTGTTGACCAGCCAGAAGTCTGAACCGGACAGGTAGAGGTGCGTGCCATCGTCAGAGGTAACGCCCGTGGTCGGGTTGCTCCACTGTATCTGAGGCTGGGTGCCGTTGATTTGGAACTGCACGGTGGGCGCGCTGGTCCCAAGGCCCAAGTTGCCAGCAGCCGTGATGCGCATACGCTCGGTGTTCGCGGCGTCAAAGCTGCTGACTTGGAACGCAAGGCCGACGGCACGGTTGTACCCGGCTCCGGGGTCTTCCGAAACGGCGTAAATTGCCGCAGATTTTTGGGTATCGTAGATACCGTCGTTGCGACCCACAAACCGAAGGCCCCACTTGGCCCCGCTATTGCTGGCCGCCTCGGGGTTGGCGCTAAACGGCGCTCGCAAAATGCCGACATCGTTTACCGAGCCAGCGTTCATTAGGCTGCTTTGAGCCGCAGCAACAAGATTGGCTTCTAGGCGCGCTTGAGGGGCAGTGGTGTTGATCCCAACATCGCCATTCGGGTACTTGATCGTCAGCCGTGGTGTCGTTCCAGCCTCAATGATCTGGAAGTCATCGTTAGTGGACTGAAGGTCATAGAAGTAGTTGGTGGCAGAGCCGATACGGACGCGACGGTTCGCCCCGTTGTTGAGGGTGATGTTCCCCGACGCAATCAGCGACCCAGCAGCGTTGAGGGACGTTGAACCAGTTAGGTCGAGGTAGAAGCTCGTGTTGTCGCTGTCGTAGAAGATCGGTGAGCGGAGGCTTGTATTAGCGGTGAAGTTAGCACTCGCGTCGAAGCGACCAACCTCGTTCCCGCCAGATATAAAGACGACGGGTTTGGCCGCACCAGACGCCCCGTTAACGTGCCCCATGCGGACGAAGGTGCCGGGGACAAAATCAATCAGCGCACCTTCTTGGCCCGCGTTAAAGTTGGTCGCGTTGGTGGTGAACTTACCCGCACCTTGGACAACCAGACGCTCCCCGACGGTCGTGGTGCCGATACCCACATTCCCGCTGGCGTCTTGGATAATCACCTTATCCGAGGGGTAGGTGACGAAGACGTCCTTCACGCCAGCGGCGAAGTCCACCAGCGCGTTGGCGTTGCTCGACTCCAGCACCGTGTCGCGGGAGAGCGTCGGGCCAGTGGACGAGTAGGTGCCGATACCGACTTCCCATTGGGAGCCAGCGTTGATCGTGTAGTAGGTGGTGTTGCCGTTACCGATTACCGAGAAGTTCTGGTAGCCGGTCGGAGCGGTCCCGCTGAGCGTAACCGTGCCAGTACCAGTCGTAGTGGTGGTGTCGCGGACACGATCAGCGAAGGTAAGGGGCATTACATAAGGTTCCGCAGCTTGTAGGTGGTGGTGAGGTAGACCTCAGTCACACCGTCAATCAGGTTGGCTACCGCCCGGTTGCCCTTGCAGACCTTCTCGTGGTTCTTCTCGATCCACTGAGCGTCCTCGACGAGGATCATCAGGATGTCCTCAGCCTTGGTCTTGGGGGCCGGGATGGTACCCACCAACTCGAACGCGCCCTGATATGCCTCCACGAGCTTATCCAGAGCCTCGATCACCTCATCGTAGAACTCGCCCAGCGCCACATGCCGCGCATAGCCACCCACCCCCTCGGCACGCCAGTGCTCGAAGTGGGCCACGTTACGGGCATAGAAGACGCGGGCGATGAGTTCTTCGATCATTACGCGATCCGGATGATAGCGGTCGTGTTGGTCGCCGTCGGGAAGATGATGGTGAAGTCACCGTCCGTCGAGGTCTTGTCCGAGCCGAAGTCCAGCGAGCACACAGCCGCATTGGTCAGCGTGGTGTTGGCGTTCGAGTTGGCCGACGGCGTGGTGTTGTAGATCAGCGCGCCGCGAGCCGTGATCGTCGCGTTCGGGAAGGTGAGGTCCGCGAAGTCAGTGAAGCCCGTACCGGTCGAGGCGTTGTTGTTCGACGTGACGACCCCAAGATTGGTCAGCGTGCCACCGCCAGCCGTGTAGTTGGTGCCCGAGGACGAGACCTCATTCGACGAGGTGTACGCCGTGGTGTTCGCGCTCAAGTCAGCCGACGAGGTGTACAGCGCGAGCTTGAAAGTGTCGCCACCAGTGGCGCGGAAATCGTGCACGGCCAGCATAAGCTCGGCCTTGAAACTGGTGCACATGGCTTGTGTAATCGGCATTTTGGCCTCCTTATGCGTCGAGGATCGGGATCAACTCTGGGTGCCCCGCCTGTTTGAACTTATTAACCAGAGTCACGTTGTGCGACCGCACAGCCTCGTGCATGTAATGGACGAGCACCTGACGGATGTTGTCCTTGAAGGCTTCGGCCTGATCGCGGATAGCCGGATGGGTGTGGCTACCCACGTAGATGATCTTGTCGAGAGCGCGTTCAGCGATTTCCTCAGGCGTGAACCCACGCCCTTCGGTCGCCATGACCATCACGTTCCCGACGTCGCTGAGTCCGTTGAACATCGCTTACCTCACCGGGTAGCGGACTTGGCCGCTACGATACATATCCTGACGGTTCTTACCGTCGCCAAGCTGCTTGAGCAGACCCATCGACTCGTCATACCGCTTCTGGTACCCGGCGATAACGTCCTGCTCACCCTTCATAAAGGTATAGGCTTCCAGCAGCGCCCCGTAGAGGAGCGCGCTGTCGAAGTTGTCACCCAGCCACGACGTACCCGCAGTCACGATGGACGGCGGGTAGTAGAAATAGTGGAGTTCGACGGCGTAGTTCGCGTCCGGCGTGGGGCCAAGGATGAACGAATTCTCGTCAAAATAGGCGTAGCAGTACGGGAGACCCTGATCGTTGGGGTTGGGGTACGCCTGCCGGATGAAGTTCACGTCCTTGTTGAGCAGATACTCGTAGTTACCGTCCCCATCGACCACAGCCAGCGAGAAGTTGGCGAGCCAGTCCGAAGGCACCGAGAGGTACTTGTTCCCGGAGGTGACGTTGCCGGTCACGTTCTTGCGCAGGTCCAGAAGCTGGACCGTGTTGAAGATGCGCTGCTCGGCCTGCGTGATGAACGTGTTGATCTGTTCGGTGGACGTCAGCGTCACCGTGCTGGAGCCGTCAGAGCCGGTCCACGAGGTGTTGGGGAAGTCGTTTTCGACGTACCCCTTGATCGTCTCGAACAGTTGAGCGTAGTTCATCAGCCCATCTTCTTGCTGTGCCCGGTACCCTTAGTAGCCGCACCCGTGCCACGGGTCTTCTGCGTCTGGGTGTTGGCAACCTTGTTCGGATAGCCGTTGTTACCAAGGTCAGCCTGCGTGTAGACCTTCGGCATCTTCTTCATCTCAGCCATTTTTAACGACCTTCCCCATGTCCTTCCGCACGCTGCGGACCGACTTCTTCTGGTTGGCAATCTTCGCAAGATTGCGGCCCAGCTTCTTCATCTGCTCGTTGGTCTTGCCACCTTTAGCCATGTCAATTCTCCGTCTGCACAGTTACAGCCCCTACGCTACCTGTAGCTAATAGCGTATTTGGAAGCCCAGATAAACCCAAAGGATCGTTGAGACCTACCGGGTTCCAACCCCACTGGATTACACGGCTACCCCCCGAGGGAGTGCCGAAAGCATCGACGTCTTCAGTTGGGGTCCCAATCGTGTCGATCTGGAGGCCGGTGAGGCCCCCTTGGGTGTATGTGGTATCGGGGCGCGGGTTGCGCAGGGCCTGAGGGTCATCGACCGGGTACATGCCAAGCTGAAGCTGCGGCTGGTCGGGTTCCCAGCAGGACGGGCACACGAGGATGTTGACGTTCTTCGTCTTGATGACGAGACGCCGAAGCTGCTTCAGCTTGTAGCGAAAGCCGCAGCGGTCGCACTGCGAGATCGCAAATTTACCAGAGGCGAACCTGTTGGGCACGGTACCTCCTAGTAGAACATCTGACGCGGCGCGATGCGCAGCGGGGCCTTCTCACGATCCTCGTCGGCAGCCTGCTGCCACAGTTCCTCGTACTCAGCCTTGAGCATCTGGGTGCGTTCAAGCGCACCGGGGACCTTCTTGGACAGGTGGTAGGCCAGACCCGCCACCATGCACGGGAGGAAGCGGAACGGGATGTCCTGCGTCGTGACGCCGTTGCCCGCGTCCTGAATACGGCGAAGCCGCCAGTAGACGAAGGTGTAGTAGTTGCTCTGCTCCGGGGCGGGCCAGACGTTGATCTGCGGCTCCCGCACGCCTGTCACCGGGTAATCCGCACCCGACTGCCGGTTGATCCACACCTGAATGGGGCGACCCTGAGCGTTCTTGTTCGGGATCGTCGAGTAGGTATCGACGCTGATCCGGCTGATGTTGATGTCGGTCTGCGCCTGCCCGGTTTGGGTGCGGATCACGTGGTCGATCAGGTCAATGGTATCCGCAGGTAGATCGTAGATGATCTGTCCCTGAACCAACGGGATACTCCCCTGTTCAATGGTCCACAGGTTGATGCCCCGGTTAGCCCACTCAATCGTCAGCAGATTGAGGCTACGCCGGGCAGTGCGCAAGTCGTACCCCGAACGAAGCTCAGCGCCGCAGCGCTCGAAGGCTTCTTCGACAAGCTCGTTCAGGTTTAGGTTGAAGGCTGTGTTGCCGCTCGTCGTCATTTCTTCTTCCTCCGAGCAGCTTCTACGCGTTTAGGCTTCCCAGCGGGCTGGCCCAACTGCTTCTTCTGGGTGATCCGTTTACGCTTCTCCGACGTGGTCATTTCCGATGACGTCTTGGGTGTCTTATCAGATATACGCTTGGTCGGTCTACAGTAAGGGGTGCCGCGCTTCTCGCCTTCTTGCCGCCCGCAGGGCTTACCCGTACGCACGTCCTTCCAGTCCTCTTGGAACCAGCGCTTGAGGGCGGCACCCTTTTCTGTCTTACGAACGGCCACTCTTATTACCCCAGTTCTTCGCACCGACCTTGCGGCACTTGGCGATAGCACCCGAGGCATAGGCGGAAGGGAAGACCTTGTAGCGTGCCTTGACCTTTGAGTAGCACGCGTCCTTGGTAGAGCCGCCCTTAGCCAGCCCCTTCCGAACCTTACCCATGCCTCGGCACTTCATCATGCTACTTGCCCTTCTTGAAGCCCTTCAGCATCTGCGCGAAGCGCGCACGCTGACCGAGCTTGCCGGGGGCCTTAGCGGCCTTGGCTAGCTTCCCTGCCGGGATTTTCTTTCCCTCAGGAGTGCCAAGCTGCGCACGGAGTGCGCCGGGCTTTTTGATCGCCTTTTGGATGAACTTGGCTTTGCC